TGACGCTGATCAATGGTGATCGCATCACATTCTTCAGTGCAGACCAGCCAGACAACCTTAGATCCGGCCAGTACGATGGCATCATCATCAACGAGGCCGGCTTGATCGGCGCGCTCGCCGAACTCTGGGAAGGCCCCATCGCCGCGATGCTCATCGACCGCGCCGGCTGGGCGTGGCTCAGCGGCACGCCCAAGGGCAAGAACGCGTTCCACAAGATGTACCTGCGCGGCCTGCCGCGGCAGACCCCGGAGGGCGCCACCAACCTGTGGAAGAGCTTCCGCTTCTCGACCTACGACAATCCCTATATCCCGGTCGAGGAACTCGACCGGCTCAAGATCGAACTCCCGGAAGATATGTTCAACCAGGAGTTCATGGCCGAGTTCCTCGACACCGGCGGCATGGTGTTCAAGGGGCTGAGCGCGATGCGCACGCGCTCGCAGGGGCACAAGCTCAAGCCCCAGGCCGCCAACTGCCGGATCGGGATCGACATCGGCCGCCATTCGGACTGGACGGTGCTGCTGGCGCTCGATGAGAACAACGCCGTCGTCGGGTTCGAGCGCTTCAAGGATCTGCCGTGGCACACCATGCTGATGCGCATCAAGAATTTCCTGACGCGCTTCCGCGGCAAGATGATCATGGACATCGCCGGCCCCGGCGAGGTGCTCTACGAGGCGCTCGCCGGCCAGGGCATCCCGATGACCGGGGTCAAGTTCAACAACGAGCGCAAGGCGTTCATGACCCAGAACTTGGCCAGCCTGATCGAGAGCGGGGCGTGCCATGTCCCTCCTCCTATCATTGGCGCCGAAGCCCATCTCGATCTTACCTTCCTGTGGCAGGAGCTTGAGGCGTTCACCTACGATATTCTCCCGACCGGCAAGGTGCGCTATTCAGCGCCGATGGGCATGTACGACGATTGCGTTACGGCTCTTATGTTGGCCGCCAGCGAGATGCCGCCGATGGTGGTGATGGACGATGGCCTGTGGACCCGCGGCCTGGAAGCCCGGCTCAACGACGTGCGCGAGCCCGGCGAGACCACCGAAGCCTACGACGACGACGGGGAGACGCTGACCGATGACCCGCTTGGCTGATCTTGACGACGTGGTTTGCCCGCGCGGCTGCACCCGGCCGAAGCCGGTCGAGATCGACGGCGCACTCTATTGCACGATGTGCCTTGCGCAGGGCCGGCGCACGGTGTGCGAGCCGGCGACGCTAGACGATCACCCGGAGGACGACAGACATGGTTGACAATCAGCACAAGCAGATCAGCGGCTATCGCGACTTGTCCACGCAGGAGATCGCGATCATCAACAAGATCAAGGCGTGCGAGAAGGAAGTGCTTGAGCTTGTCCAGGAAGCGCACAACACGCCGGGCGTCAACGCGCGGTCCGTGGCCATCGCGCGCACCGAGATCCAGACCGGCTTCATGTGGCTGATCCGCGCGATTGCGCGGCCCAACGGCGAATGAGCGAGCGCGCCGCCTGCTGGACCGATGGCGAGGCGACGGCGCGCGCCCCCGGCTTCCGCGACGACGGCCGCGCCTGCATGGCGTGGTCGGCGACCCGGACCATCGCCGCCGTCGAGAAGCTCCACGACTGCACCGGCTGCTCGCGCTTCAAGCGGGCGCAGCATCTCGGTCTGGCGCCACGCACATGACCCGGAACATCAAGCTCGCCGAAGCCGGCACCTTGCGCGAGCGTGTGCGCCAGCAGATCGAAGAGGCCGACAAGCTGCTGGCCGACGCCAGGGAAGCCTTGGCGTGGAGCAAGACGCGGCGCCGCCCACGTAGTGTTATTACTGCCGAAGGCGAAGACAAGCCGATCAAGGCATAGGGAAACGATGGTCACGCGCCGTCTGTTGATCGACATCGAGGTCGCGGTGTCCGACGAACCGATCTCACCCCACGTCAAGGCGCTGCTGCTGGCGCATGTCGCGCGCATCGACGCCGGCCGCGACATCGGCAGCTGCGGCGACGAGATCGTGCCCGGCGTGCCCGGCCGGTTGATCTGGCGCGCATTGGAATGAGCGACTTCAGCGGCTGGAGCTTCGCTCTCGGCGTCGCGGCCGGCGCCGGTCAGCTAATGCTTTTGGACTGGTTCGAGCGGCGGCGATGGCGCAAACATCTCCGCAAGCGCAACGACCAGGGGAGGCGCGGCATGTCGTGACTTGACCGAGCACGCGATTTGCGTCGCGGGCGAAGGTGTCCATGGAACGAGGGCACCTTCGCTTCGACACCCCGCCCCCGGAATGGCCGCCCACCTGGAGGGAAAGCGGCGATCCCGAGGGCGAGATCCGACCGGCCAAGGAGTCCCAGCGATGAGCCCCTGGACAGCGGGGGGTGCGCCAGACAAGCAGCGCATGGCGGGTCGAGGGAAGATCCCGACAAACGGCACGCGGGCGGCCCGGCGAACGGGAGTTTAGCCGTTTCATAGACTTGGTGTACAGTGCCGCCCCGGGGCCGCTACCCGGAGTGCCGTAAATCATGCCGACACGTGTCGTGGATCCGTTCGCCATACCCGCGACCGGCGACCAGTCGGATATGTCCAAGTTCGTGACGCCGACCATTCCCGGCGACGCCGACCTGTCCACGGCGCTGTCCAGGGCGCTGCCGATCCGCCGCGGCTGGGAGACCGTATCGGACACCCTGGGCCCGCACACCGATCCCGCCGATATCCTCGCATTGGGCCGCCAGGAGGTCGCGCAGCAGATGGCCCAGGTCCGCGCGGTGCGCGCCGACGGCCGCGAAATACGCCAAAGCTGGAACCCGCTGACGTCGGACAAGGCGACTATCGATGTCGCCAGCGACGACGTCGGCCAGCCCGATAAGGACGCTCCTGACGCCGATGCGCCGGGGCCAGACGCGAACTTCGGCGACTACATCGCGATCCTGGGCGAGGGGGACATTCCGCGGTCGGCCGAGACCGTGAGCAACATGCTCACGATGAACAAGAACGCCGCCGCCGCCCTCCCCGTGGACATCGAGCAGGACATCGTGGACTACGTCGGCGAGTGCTTCCAGCTGAGCCACGAGATGATCAGCAAGCGCTACGACGCATGGTCCGAGGCCGACCAGACCCACGATCTCTACGTGCCGACCGCGACGGTCGAGCGCATGCAGGCCAGCACCAAGCAGGGCCGACGGAAAAAGCCGCGCATCATCGACGTCATCCGCACGCCGTACTCGCGCGCGATCTGCGATGTCCGCTGCACCTACAACCTCGCGATCTTTGGAGGGATGCCGGCGTTCAAGATCTACCCGGCGCGACGCACCAGTTCGCGGCTCGCGGCGCGGATCATCGAGGCCGAGCTATCCAACAACATGCGCCGGGTCGGCTACGAGCGCCTGCTCTATCAGATCACGCTCGACCAGAACCGCTACGGCATCTCGCCGGTCGCGACCTACTACGGCCACGACGGTAACATTCCCGTGAACGTCGATCCGTGGAACTACTTCCCCGACCCGCGCGTCACTCTGCAGAACCAGCACGAGGCCGACTTCATCGGCCTGCGCTCGACCGCCAGCATCTCGGCGATGTACCGGCGCAAGCTCTACGCCAATCTCGACCGCGTCGAGAGCAATCATCTGGTGACCGGCTGGGATTGCAACCGCCTGCTCGATCAGAGCCAGCGCGGCACCAAGCCCGACACCCTGCGCGACGGCGGCCGGACCAGCATGCCGACGGCGAGCAGCAAGTTCGGCCTGGGGCGCAACCACGTCCTCAACACGCTCTATGCCTTCATCTCGCCGAAGTGGTTCGGCGTCAATGCGCCGTTCGGGCTCTACCGCATCGTTGTCGCCGACGAGAAGACCGTGGTGATGTTCGACAAGTCGCCCTACCCGCACGGCCAGATGCCGATAGCGTCGGGCGCCTGCGACTGGGACGCGCACAAGATCTTCGCGTCGAGCGCCTACGAGCTTGGCGCGCCGCTGCAGCGCTTCCAGGACTGGCTGCTGCGCGCAAGGGTCGAGAATACTCAAAATCTTATCCGCGGCCGGATGATCGCCGATCCGACCAAGGTGATGATCGATGACATCCTCAACCCCAACACCGCGCGCCTGATCCGCGCGCTGCCCGGCGCCGATCTCAAGACGGCTCTCTTGCCCATCGACCAGAAGGACAGCACCCAGAGCTTCTGGCAGGAGATGGATCAGGCGGCCCAGCTTCAGCAACGCCTGCTCGCGGCCAACGACACGGCGCAGGGCGTGCAGACCGATACCCAGCGCTCCGCTACCGAGATCGCGCGGCTGACCTCGCTCGGTCAGCAGCGTCTGGGCACCCAGGCGCGGATGCTCAGCGCGTCGCAGATCCGGCCCATGGTGCTGCAGATGGTGTGGAACCTGCAGTACTTTGGCGTCTACGGGGGGCAGGTCCAGCTGCCCCCCCAGTACGCCAGACTGGAGAACGGCTGGTACGAGTGGAAGCAGAAGGAGATCCTGGGCGAGTTCGATTACCTGCTCAGCGACGGCACGCTCCCGGCGGATCCCCGCGCGAACTCGGAAAACCTGATGCGCGCGATCCGCGTCATCGGCGAGACCAACACCGCCGCCAATTGGAACATGGCCAAGATCTTCAACGAGCTTTTCATCTCGATGGGCTTCAGCGACGTCGAGGAGTGGCAGAACACCCAGAAGGAAGGCCAGCAGCAGAACGCGCAGCAGCAGGCCGGCGCGATGGCGAACAATCCCGGTGTCCAGGCTCAGGTCGCCGCCGCCAATGCCCAGATGGCGCAGCAGAAGACCGAGGTCCAGCCCGACGAGCAGGTCATGCGCGACAAGGAGAAAGGCAACGTTGTTCCTCTCTCTGACGCGATGCGCACCACCGCCGTGCAGCAATCGTCGCCGGCGGCCGAGCAGCCGCTGCACACCCAGCCGACCCAGGCGTCCGGCGTGCGATGACACCCGATCCGGTCGTCAACGTCTACACGCCGCAGTCGTTTCTCGACGCCGAGTATAAGCGCATCGCCGGCAGCTGGTTCTGGAAAACCTATATACGCCATCTTGAGAACCAGATGACCAAGCACGTCGAGCTTGCCCTGGCCGGCGCCAGCGGCCCGGCCGACAACATCCGTGTCGCCGCCGCGATGGCGAGCGCATTTCGCACGGCATTGACGCTGCCCGATCTCATTCGTTCCGGGCAGGTGATTTTCGAGGGACAGGTAATCGGCGCCCCGCCCAGGCTCGGGCGCCCGCAGGAGGACAACGATGCCACCGATGACCAAGCCGGTTGACGAACGCACCGCGACCAGCATCCGGGTGCCCGGGTCGGGCGCCGGCACGACCAACACCAACCAGAAGCCGGCCGACGTCCCCAATCCGCAGGACC